TTAATTAACAGCCTTTTAAGCTGCTTTATCTGTCCAGGTTGTTGAGGAGGGTGACTGCTCAGTCCATGTTGTCGTGGAGACCGTTTGATCCGTGTAAGTCGTGGTCGTCACACTTTGGTCATTCCATTTTAAACTACCTAAAGCAGAAAAACCACTAACTTGACTGATGGTGCTTTCGCCATAATAAATAATGCCGCCAAGTGCCGTCATTGAGCTAACCTCTGCAATAGTCGCTACACCACTTATCACCATCTCCGCAGTTGAGGTGAAACCTGATACCTGGTCAATGCTGGCAACACCTAGAGCAATACGCACTCCGCTTGCTGTCATCGCTGTTGTCTGATCGATAGAGGCTGCACCATCAAGGACAATAACACCGGTAGCTGTAAAGCCGGATGTTTGGTCAATACTGGCTGCGCCTAGTTTAACGACCTCGGCAGTTGCGGTGAATCCCGATGTTTGGTCAATACTGGCCTCACCCGCGTCAATTTGAGTTCCGGTTGCGGTAAAGCCCGATGTCTGGGCTATGGTGGCAGCACCGAGTTTGACCACTTCTGCGGTTGAGGTAAAGCCACTGGTTTGAGCTATGGTTGCCGATGCCGGAAAGACTATAGTACCGGCAGAGGTAAATCCTGATGTTTGATCGATACTGGCAACTGCTTTGAGGGTAAGACTAGCAGAGGCAGTTAGAGCTGATGTTTGGTCTATGGAGGCAACAGCAAACTCATACTGAGGGTTGCCAAAAGCACCCTTAGAATAGTTATACTGACCATAGCCAATAGAGGCCATGTTATTACGCCAAGGTTATATCAAGGTCGCCCGCGTCAAATCTGAATACGTCACCTGATGCAACAGCTTTGGATGCGGTTAGTGCCGCCCAACCAAGTAGATTGCCACTGGTTGCTGCGTCAAAAACACCACAATGAGTCACTGTACCCCATGATCCTGTTGCCGTGACAAACTCAACGGCTGCTCCGTTGGTTGCTGTGGTTGGCGAGGTACCCGATACGGTCATCGCAGCCATGCTCTTCCTGGCATAAGAACCGCCAGAACATTCTGTTCCACCACCTGTGTCAGATGGTGCTGCTGTGTATAATCCAACATATAAAGTAGATGGTGCTGTGTAAGCACTACCACCGAACACATGATCTAAAACTTTATCTTCTAAATAATCTGAAAATCCAGCCATTATTATTTCCTCTAATTAAAATTAATTGTTGCCCCAATAAACAACCTGTTTTTGGGTTCTGCCGTAAGTTCTTCGTCTTGGGATCATTGAGCCTTTGCCGAAGGCGGCACGTTCTTGTTCTAATCTCATTTCCTCCAAAGCCTTATCAAATAGGTTGGTAAAGCCCGCTGCACGATCATCTTCCATGAGATAAATCGATGCCGTTCTTAGACAGCCGTATAAATAGACATCGGGGTAGGTTGTTGAGACAAAGTTTGAAGTATTACTACTGCTCAATCCAGTAATCTTAGAATAATAGGTTAATTGTAACGTATAAGAGCCGTCAGGTGTAGGACATAATTCCATGGTGTCATCGACCAGGGCAAAATACACCGGTTTGCCTGTTCTGTTGTCGTTGGCTTTCCTATAAGTATCAAGGCTCTCGATGGATTGTTGAAAAAGCGGCGTAAAATCACCGGATGTAATCTCTACATTAACCGCCTCTAACCAGTCTGTCGGTAGCGTTAAATATTGAGCATCAGCAGTGGCCGTTGCTCTTTTTATCATGTCTTTGGTTCTGAGCTTTCGGTTTAACTCTGCCTCGGTTTGTTGGATAAAAGTGTCCATCATAGAATCCAGATCACTTCTGTTTAAATAATTGGCAACTGCCGTTTTTAATTCACTATAAGTCATATTCTTCCTTGCCAAACCCTAAAGGCTTTATTGTCAGGATCATTGAGCCACTTCTTCCATGCTTTAGAGTCATTGTGCCAACCTTCTCTCAAGGCTTTATTCCAAATCACCTGTGGTATTTCAGCCGCGTGTCTAAAATTCTTACCTGGTTCCAACTCTCTTAGTTTGGTCGCGTGTTCAATCACAGGTCGCACATTCTGAGCTGTGTGATAAATGTTTTTATCATCCTGGGTTATAAATTCTGATTTGATCGTTTTAGTCAAATCGATTGTTGTTCGCTTTATTGTCATCTTAAAAAATTGAGAGGGGTGTATATCATTTCAACCCCTCTCATCACTACATTAGCTGTCGTTTAAATCAGCGACTATTCCGTGAGCAGCTTCGTTGCTCATTTGTAGTCCGTATTCAACGACTAGCATTTTGGTAATCGCGTCACCAATAGTAGAAATATCCACAGATTCAAAGTCTCTGAGATATGACACTGCTGCATAGTTGGGATCAACTAAGAGCAGAGATCTTTCTCTACTAAAGTTATCAGGAACGATTCTTAGCTCACCAAAATCAGATGCGTACAAAGAAATAGATGCCTCTACGGTATCTGTTTCAATAACTTGTCTAACATTGGATCGACCAGTGAACCCAGATATAACAGTTTTGTTATAAGGGCCACAAATCGCCATGCTCATTTCAGCACCGTTTCCAAATCCAGTCTGTAGGACTGTTTTTAGCAATGCCTCTGTGAGATCACGCTGAGTTCCCTCTGTAGCTGCTGCTGATGCAGAACCGTTGGCACCATTTGTTCCTCTTGAAACATTGGATGTAATCCAGGCTTCAAAAGATCGGGTTTGCCTTGCTGCTGATGCAGAACCAGCTACTTTTGCGTAGTTACCAGTCAACGCCTTTTCCATGTCTCTCTTTAGGGCTTTAGCGTTTAAAGCCATGAAGTGAGCAATCTGAGATTTTACACCGGCTGGATCAGATGCTTGTTGCGATCCGGTGACGGTGCTATTCCTAGATTGAATCATGGTTACATTTGACTCACGAACAGTTGCGGTAGTAGCGGCTCTTGAAATTTCAAAGCCTTCTATCTCACCTGTTCCAGATGCACTTGGTAGTGTCTCTGTTTGCCAATCAAATGTGACGTTTTTTACTGAGTTTTTGCCAATGGCACTCATAAAAGGCGTGGCATGAGGGGCTATATTATAGATAATATTCGATAATGCCTCTCTATCCGACGTGGCTTCATAAGTGTCAAAAGCGTTAGTTACTTGCGCCATTTTTGACTCCTTTCTGGATAAACCAGAAATTAAAAGGTTAAATTAATTGTTCAAACACTTTAGCCGCATCATGGACTTTGCCAGTTTTAGCCAAGCGTTGTTTCGATCTTTTTAAAGGAGTGCTATTGTTCTTTCTTGTGACTGAACCAGGTTTTCCAACTCTGTTTCTAGCGGATGCTTTTTGGGTGGGCTTTTTCTTCACAGCTTTTTGCGTTTTAGTTTGCAGATAACTGTTTCTTAACCCTAGCAGCAATCGGTAATCATACACTTGGTTGATTTCCTCTGCTGTAAATCCCAAATCATTGATTGCGTGTTCTCGAATCGCCAATTTTTCTTTTTGTGCGATGGATTGATCCTTCCACTCAGGAACGATTTTTAGTAATTGCTTGTCGCCATACTGCATATAATTTTGTATTTGTTCTTGCTGTTTAGATTGAGCCTCTTCTTGAAGGCGTTGCTGTTCAGCTTGAACGGCTTGCAATTTCTGTTGTTTCTCATTCCATAAATCGCGTTCTCGAACATAACCAATAGGATCTGCTTGATATAAAGCGTTCCAATCTGGCTCTTCACCCAAGCCCTCATTAAGAGCGACTTCCATTTTGGGTAATAGTTCCTTATAAATCGCCTCGTTTTTTGCAACCTCGCTTTGTTGTTCTTCAACAGTCTTTCGCTGTTGTGCGAGTTCTTGAGTCTTACGAGTGTAATCCTTTTGCCTAGAATACGAGTTTTGTAGTTCATCGATGGTAACTGCAACTTCTTCGCCATTTACTTTGACGGTATATAATTGCGGTTCATCAACTTCCTCTAGCTCGTCTTGTTCATCGTCAAGAGATTCAGTTTCTTCTGTTTCTTCGATTTCGTCAGCTTGGAGTTCTTCTTGTTCTTCCTCCTCGACAACTTCCTCTTCAACAGTTTCATCGGCTTGTAATTCTTCTTGCGCCTCTTCTGGTTTGTCCTCTTGTGGATCCAGAAATTGCTCAATAGAGCTTACAGCCTCATCCATGTTCGTTTGTAATTCCAATGGCTTTGCCGTGTTGGTCATAATATTATCCTTAAATAAATAGTTGAATAATTAGAATGATTCTAAACCTTTGGTAGTTGTAAATCAATCAAAGGTTAAACTACTTTTCGTAATCGGTTCAGGTTGGCCCTAGTAATTTTGCCTTTTTCAACAATGATTCTTAGATGTCGTTCAATCTCAGGAATTACTTTAACGGCACTGTGGATTAACTCTCTGAAATCTTCCTCACCAGCATCCGAGTTCAGCCACATTTGCACATATTCGTCATGCAGTTTTTTAACAGATTTTTTAAACACAACTGATTCGAGGATCAGCTCTGCCTCATTCGACTCTAATACTTCTTGTTCGCTTGCCATAATTTTATCCTATGTTATCGATTATTTTTTGAATGTTGCCAAGACTCAGCGGTTGATAACCACTTGGAGTTTGCGGCAACGAATTTATAGCCTCATAAACTGTTGGTAGGGTGGTAAATGGGTCGTAAATTAACGGTGGGCCACCAGCCATGTAAGATTGTATCGGTGGTGGGTTATAGATATAAGGCTCATAAGGTGGTTGGTCAAAAGCCGTATAGCCTTGAGGGTACTCAGGTGAATAACTAACGCCTGGCGCAATATAGTCTCTTGGAATATACCCAGGATAACTGATATTAATGGGCGTGTAATCTACGTCTTGATAAGGGGTATCTGTGTCTGGCACCCCTGGTGGAAGAATTGGATCAGTACCAGGATCAGTACCAGGATCAGTACCAGGTTCAGTACCAGGATCAGTACCAGGTGTAGGACTAGGAGTAGGACTAGGAGTAGGACTAGGTGTGGGCGTCGGCGTTGGCGTAGGTGTCGGAGTAGGACTAGGTGTCGGAGTAGGACTAGGAGTAGGAGTAGGACTAGGAGTAGGACTAGGTGTTGGTGTAGGACTAGGTGTTGGTGTTGGTGTAGGTGTCGGTGTCGGTGGCGTTACTGGTGGCGTTACAGGTGGCGTTACAGGTGGCGTTACAGGAGGAGTCACTGGTGGTGTTACTGGTGGTGTTACCGGTGGAGTAACAGGTGGTGTTGGTGGAACAACCGGAGGAGTAACAGGTGGAGTAACAGGAGGAACAATAGGCGGCTCTATAGGTGGGGTTACAACAGGAGGAACAACTGGTGGTGTTACTACTGGTGGCACGACAGGTGGTACTACTGGTGGTGTTACTACCGGAGGAAGAACTGGTGGTACCACTGGTGGTTCTATAGGTGGTGTTACTGGTGGAGTAACCACAGGTGGTACTACTGGTGGTGTTACCGGCGGAGTAACCACAGGTGGAACAATAGGTGGTGGTACTACTGGTGGAACAATAGGTGGCTCTATAACAGGAACAACTGGCTCATCTGGTACTGGATCACCAACTCTTACAAACCAAGGGCTTTCACCCTCACCCCTTGTTTCATAAACCTTAGTTATAAAACCAGTCTGGATTAGGTTTCCTGTTTCAGGATCATCCCCATAAGTGGGAAACAAAACCTTATCTCCAAGTTCCCACGGAGTATTTGGATCATCTAACATCCCATTAATTTCAAGCCCACCCGAATCATTAACACTCCAAACATAACCCGAATCACCGTCTGAAAACACATCACCACTTTTTAAACCAAAGTCCTTTATCATGGCGCGAATATCTCGTATTTGGCCTTTCGTAAACCCAAACTCTCCAAACTTTTTATGGGGTTGTTTGCCAGGTGCGCCCTGTCCTAGTTTCCTTGATGGGGTATTAATGCCAGCGATACCAGCACCCAAGGGTGGCAATCCACCAAAGCCAGTGCCGATTGGTGGGTCAACAACATCACCTAAAGTGTGTGTGGTTGCCTCGTCATATATGTCTGGGAAAAATGACATTATTTATCTTTGGCTCTCCAGAAATTAAGTGCGCCTATCTCAATAGTGTACTTGTAAATCTTACCGACAAGAGTGTCTAGTTTCGGGGTAGGCGTGAGCATCGCTACAATACTGCATACTGTGACGACTGCCATAATTATTGCCATAATATTTGCTAAAGTTTGCATAGTTTTTCCTTATGTTTGCTGGGCTATTTGATCGATTTTTTCTTCGAGTTTATCGAACCGCTTAAACAGCCTTTCCATTTCATTTGTGATCTCGGTTTTGGTGACATAAACAGTGGGCAGCTCTTCTCTGGTTTTGTTTAAAAGAATATCAATACGCTTGGTTTCAGCCATATTGGTTCTAATACTAAGAGCCAATGGTGCATAGACCAAAGTGAGTATGATATTCCAAAAAACTAATGAGTTGAGTTCCATATTTACATTTACCAAAGGTTAAGTTTAGATATTATCATAAATTATTGAGCAAGTGGATTGTCGTTCTTGTTTTTAAGAGCTTGAATATCGTCATACATTGAATCAATGCTGGCGTTTATTCCGGCAATACTTGTTTTCAATTCCGTTGTGTCTGGAATTTCAATCGAGCCAATCTGTTCTTCAAGAGCAACAATTCTTTTATCGATCTCGGCAACGTCATCTGAGAGCTGATCGGTGGCGGACATATAATCGTTAGTAAAAGACTCAAGATTTTCAATTCGGTTTACATAGGTTGCGCCGGTGTACCCGAATCCGGCCAGAGTGCCGACAATAGACACTAGACCGATTAATTGTGTTGTTTTGTTTTCAAACCAGTTCATAGTTATTTCCTCATAGTTTAGGTTGTGATTGAACCATATCTCTCATCATCGTCAGGTTGTTTCCAAACATATTTGTAAACGCCTGATTGTTGTCTGATAAAGAAACATTGGCATAAATTTCTGTGGTTTCGTACCAGGTGGCAGCTTTGGGAAGTGTAATCATGGAATAGTCGCTAAACCCAGGCACATAACCCATCAATGCAATTAGTGTAGAGCTGTCGGCATATTCACCGCTTTGCTGTTCCTGTTCTTTAATCTCTTGTTGTTGCTCTTTAATGTTGTCCGCAATAATCTGATCGGCAATTTGATCTGCCTCGCTTGCCGTCATTACTCCCGATGTAGCATTACTGATTTGACCTTGCATATCCTGTATTTGAACATCAGCCATAACAGGCTGGTTGGCATCAAAACTCATCATCGGCATTATTGAAACATCAACACTTGCATCCGAGCCGATACTGTCAGCAGAATCGGTGTTGGCACCAACCACAGAAACAGACGAAGAATCAATAGAGCTATCAGCACCGGCACTCATGGATAAAACCTGTTGCGTTTGTGCAGCAGAGCTGGACACCTGATCTGAAATACTCGGTGAATTATTGTTGCCAGAAATACCTCCCGATACCGATGATGCAACCGCTGTCGATTGAGGATTAGACGCGCCACCGGAAACCAATGAATTATTTTGTGCAACCGAATAACCAGAACCGGATGATGTTTGTGCAGACACAGTGTTATTGGTGACACTATAACTGCTGGCAGCAACCTTAATGGTTTGCGCAACAACACTGAGTTGCCTCTCCCTTTTTCTTTCTTTTTTATCGTCATCGGCAAACAGCTCAACCTCTTCTGTCTCCTCGTCATCATCAATAATCTCTTCTTCATCGATCAATTCTTCTTCGACTTCTTCAACAAATAACTCTTCTTCAATCTCTTCTTCAAAATACTCTTCGATTTCTTCAACAATTTGCTCATGTTCAAAGTGATCCATTAAAACATCATCGATAAACGGTAAATCGTATTCAGCCAGGGCGTATTCAGCCAGTAGAGGCTCGTCATAGATCAAAAACTCATCTTCAATATAGGCCAGAGAAACAAATTCATCGGCTGGGATGGTTTCAAGATAAAGCTCAACTCCTTCATCGATTGGGTAATCGTAAAACTCTTCGATGTATTCAAAGTCGTCAAAAACCATATCATCGGCAAATTCTTCTGGAAGAAAATACACCTCTTCTTGTGTTGCCTCAAAAAAATACTCCTCTTCGTAAAAATACTCGTCATCAATGTATGTATCTTCGTAAAAACCCTCATCAAAATAGGTCTCTTCATCGTAGATATACTCATCTTCAATGCCATAATCGTATTCATCCTGGTTGTAATAGGCATAAGAGCTTTCAAAACTATAACCAGGACAGGAGGGGTCGGACTGAGGATCAAAATCGCACTCCTCATCAAACAATGCATCCCAATAATAAGGGCATTGAGAGGAATACAGCGAGTCAATGGTACATTGTTGGGTCAGATAAGCCGCATCATAGCCAGCACAAGCACTATTATTTAAAGGATTACTGCAATCAAGGGCATTTCCAGAACCCAAGCCATATAAGCTGCCTCCATTTTCTAAAAGCGTATTTGAACTGGTGTTGTTCCAGTCTGTGTTGACGCAAACACCGGAAACATTTGTTGTTCCAGTGCTACATTCATCGTGATAGAGGTAGGTATAGGTCTGGGAGCTGTTGCCTTGCTCACCAATTAATACATCGTGTTTAATTATATTAAGACCGCCATATCGATACTCAAAACTGTCGTCAGACTTCCACAACACGACCTCAAAAGAGTTGTCCGTGTTGCTGCGATTGTATTC